CTTTGCTTTGGGCTTGTCTGCTACAGGCTCTGCCGTATCTTCCTCGTCAAAATAGTCGGGGAAGCGCTTCCGCATAGTCTTGTCCAACTTTGCGTAATAATCCTCGGATCCAACTTCTACTCCGTTCTCACGAAGGTCTTCGTGTACACCTAAAGCCATCGCAGTCATAACCCGGTTCTGTCCAAACCATGGGTTTTCTTCCTGCCACTCCATTACTCGTTGGTCGAGTTTAGGAGGTTGTGGAATAGGCGGAGCATATTGAATCTGTTGTTGCGGTTGTACAGTATTGAATTCGTCTTGTAAAGAACTATCGTCTTTGGATTTCTTTACCCGATCTAATTCAACCTGCAAACGGGACATTTTCTCCTGTGCTTCTGCCATAGCATCAGAATCACCTGCCTCGTACGCATCCTTAAACTCTTTCTTGGCGGCTTTAATCTGAATCTCAGCCGTCTCGCGCATCTTCTCCTGATAATCAGCGGCCTTGGTATTAACCAAGTCTTTAATCCGCTTATTCTCAGCATATACAGACTGGAGTGCCTCCATAGCAGCAGCGTGTTCACGCTCCGCCTGCTCTCTGGCTCTACGCTCGTCATTCCACACCCGCTTCATGCGGATGAGTTTGTCCTTAGCGTCCTTACTGTATTTGTCGAGGTCATCAACCTCAACGCGAAGTTCTTTTACGGTTTTGGGATTGGGAGGAGTCCGACCTTGGTCTTCAAGAGGAGTATCGTCCTCAATCTCAATCTCAATATTGCCACCTTCCGACAGCTCTACTTCCTGCTCATCAGGAAACTGAAAATCTAATTCACCGGGCATGTCCGCCTCCCTTAAAACTTACGACGAATACCGCGAGGATCCTCGACAACCGCTTCTACGCTGTCATCGTTAATGATCCGGAACTCACGATCATGGATTAACAACCGGGTACCTGCATTCGGCCTTACCAATACGAAGTCACCCTCACTGCACCAAGGACCGGACGGGAACCGCTCAGGGTCCTTATAGCAATCAGGCCCCATCTTCACGACAAACAGCACCGTAGTAAGCAGCTCATCGTGACGAATAGTCTCATCTGCCTTCAACAGCCCACCCTCGTAGGCCTTATCAGCTTCAGGAATAGCGCACAGCATCCGATATCCCTTAGGTTCTGGCAGCTGTTTTGCCTTCTCTTCAGCCGGTTTATTCATAACCGCCTCAAGATCCACCGCCATACTAAGATCAACATTACTCATTGTCCGAGTTCTCCAAACGTTGTTTAAGGGTTTCAATAACAAAACATGCGGACTCTAACCCCCGAATCTGCCCACATGTGTACTTGTACTCTTCATACGAACCCACCTTAGCCGACGCTAGTGCGTCGGATAACAGAGCCATCCGCTCCCTCATTTCTGTGATGAGGTAGTCCAGATGTCTATCAACCATGATGCCCTCCTTTACGTTTATTACTCTTCAGCTTTACCTTTATTGGCTTGCTGTTTTACGTTTCTACTCAACCGGTCACGAGCTCGCTGCTCTTTGTCGTGAGCTAGCTGGCTGTCATGCTTAATAATGTCCATGTCCAACTTGCTACGTTGCTGCTCGTTCTTAGCCTGCAAGTCGGTCATGTGCGTATACGCCTTCATAGTAGCGTCTGACTTCAGCTTCCTACGGTCTGTATCGAGCTTCGCGCCATGCGCTACGGTGTCTACCATCAACTGCTGACGTTTAAGAGCCAAGTCTTCTGCTTTAACAAGCGTGTCTGCCTGTAGCTCCTGCGCCTTGAGCGCCAACTCGCCTTGGTCTTTAGCTGCCTTTCGCTTAACTTCTTCAGCCTTAATCTGAAGCTCCATCTGCTGCATCTGCACCATCGGATCTTGGGCCTGTGCTTGCGCCTGCTGTTGTGCTATCTCAGCTTGGTTCTGCTGGAGTAGCTGTTGCGCTGCCTGTGCAAGGAGCGGGGCCAGACGTGCCTCGACTTCCGGATCCATGTGAATGTCTTCACCGGACTCGTCTTTCTGCGGCGGCAGGTTAAAGCCAAGCTGTTTCTCAATCTCTACACGGTAGGCGTAGCCAAGGTGCTCGTTGATATGGGCCATCATAGCCGCCTGAATCTGCGGGGCCATCGGGTTATTCTGTAGAAGACCCACGACCTTGGGATCCTGCATAGCACTCATGTGTACCGCGATATGCGCCTGATGGTCTTGGTATGCAAACGCCTTGACCGGCTTCACCATGAGGACCGCTTGGTTTTCCGAAACGGGGTCCATAGGCTTCTGATCCTCCGCCATTGGCACGAGCTTCGCGGCGTTCTTGATACCCAGAACGTCCAACATCTCACGGTAGAGGAGGGGCATATTGAAAAGCTGTGGCGAACCTTGCGCCAATTGGAATACCGCTTGGTACTGAACGATTTTTTGGGCCATCGTCGAGGCATTGGGGTCTGATACCGGAATGACATCGACATTCGAATAATCCGACTTTCTAGCTTTGCGTGAGCCCTCATCCGGATCATAGCTATAGTCCTCTGGTGTGTAGTCAGCGATGATGCGCTTCAGGAGCTTGAGCTCCTGTTTCAGCGAGAAGTGGATGCGGGCCTGAATAGCCGACATCGTCTTGAGCGTACGCTCCAAGATAGCCAGCGTGGTGCCCACCGGTGCCTGTGACGACATGTCAGAAATCTGGAGGTCCGCCGTGTTAGCGAACCGCCGTCCTTCCTCAATGATCTTGTCCATGAGTCCGGCCAAGACCTGTGACGGCTCCTTATATGGCAGCGGCATCAGGTTGTCCCTGAGTACGCCTGAGGGAACATCTACATCCTTCCACTCACCCGGAGCGATCGGGGTGTCGTCTCCCTTAATACGCAGCCCACGAGTCTTGAACCCGCCCGGCAGGTTCGATAGAGTCCCCGCGTCCACGAGCTGGCGGATGATAGAAGTCCCGCTCTTAGCGTATGCACCGATGAGGTGGATAAGGCCGAAGTAGTAGAACCCAAAACCGGGGATGTAGCCGTAATGTACGAAATGCTGCCTTTTCTGATGAGTGTCGTCGTCCGGCTCCCAGTTACGACGGATAGCCAAGACCTTCTGAGTCCCCTTCTCAATAGTAACTACGTAGGGGAGAGCAATCCCAGTGGGGTGGCCGTCGTCGTCAACGTCCTCGAATCCCTTGAGGTCCAAGTCAACCTGCATTTCTAGCAGCTTGTACCTGTCATCTGACGTAGCACGGAAGCCCATCTTCTCGGCGATAGTCTTCTCAATCTCATCGAGCGACCCATCTGGCTCGCCCAAGTCCTCGTCGAGGTAGAACCCATCGACCTGCAACTGCCTGAGCTGGTTCTTAGTCTTCCGCATGATGTGCGTCAGACGCGGCGTAGAGCGGATATCCGAGGCACCGTATGGCACCACCACGTCCTCAGCCGTGACGTACAGGGCTACCTGACGACCCAATGAGGGGTCGTAGTACACCTTCTTAAATGAGTTACCCGAGAGGCCAAGACCCCAGAGCATGCGCTCAGTCTCAGGCCGGTACTCCGGCATCTCCTCCGTGAGCTGGTAGTTCATGTCCTCTTGAACACGCTCAGCGGACTTCTTCTTGTCCGGGGTCTCCTTACCAATAATGAGCGTCTTGACCGGACCCTGCGCCGGGAATATAGACATCATGGTCTCAGCTTGGAACTTGACGAGGGCCTCGGCCAGCAGCGGGTGGTACACACCACAGGCACCCTCCCATGGCTCCGCTCTCTCCTCGATCTTAAGACCAAGGAGCTCAAGGCCGTCTACATAAGTCTGGATCCAGTCCTTACGTGAGGAGATGTCGTCCTCAAAGTCACCAATCAGGTCACCTGCAAGCTCATCCAGATCACCCTGATCCATCTGCTCAGCGAGGTTGGCATTGAAATCGTCGTCTTCTTCCTTGCCCGGTTCGAGGATAATCTCCAGATCACCCATACCAATAGTTACTGACTCAGGATCCTCGATCTCAATCTCGATCGGATCAGCATTCGGATCTTGGGCCATCTGAGCAATACCCATGGGAGCAGCGTAAAGCGCTTTGTCTATAGCCATCTAGGAACCTCTAAATTAGTTCTAAGTCACGACGAAGCTCGTCGTAGGTAAGGCCTTTATCGGCCCCCAGAAATTCAATGCTGAGCAGGTATCTCGGTTCTGAAAAATTGAGCACCGTATGTAATACCTTGGTATTGAATGCGTACAGGGTATCAGGTTCGTACTTTAACTCAACAATAGGCGTTACAACGTCTAGGTACGAAGGCGCAAACACGCATTTACTCTGCCCGTCGTCTTTGAGCAGCATATTTACCGAAGCGTTTCTGTCGGTGTCTGCGTGCCACATGTAGCATGTGTTAGGTGATACCTCTAACACCCCCGCCATAAATTCTCTTTTACTACGTAATCTAGCCAGCGTGGGGTCATACACCACAAACTCATCGTCTATAGGTAACGCTTTAAAGTTGTAGTACGGCACCCAAGCCTCAGGCACCGCGTTCTCAGCTAGCGCTAGCAGTAGCTTTACGATCGGGCTTTTACCAATTGCAGTAAAACAAGCGTCCATCAGTAGTACGCTCTTTTACGCGCTTTGAAAAACTGGGGCTCTTCAGGCTCGTCCGTAGGAAGACGCACAAACCCACCATTTCTAAACCGCATTAGTGCCATTACTGTTGAGTCCACCAAGTCATCATGTGACCCGAATGGAAACGCTGCTAGCTCCTCGACCAGCTCTTCAGCCCATCGTGTCTCAGGCACCCATACTAATTCTGAGCGAATAATATCAGCCACGGAATTAAGACGCGCAGTTTTATCACCGCTCCCCCTATGAGGAGTATATTCCTGCACCGCCATACCAGTACGCCTTAACTCTTGGTAAAGCGCTGTACCCGCTGACTTCTTCTCCACAATAAACGCATCTGGCTCGTACTCACTGTACTGCTGGTACGCGAGGTCTTTCAGCTCTGGGAACTCGACACGCTTCTTGATGGAGTTTAAGAGGATGATGTTATACGCCTCGGTCTGCTCGTTGAGGAACACACCCCACGTTGTAAGTGCTGTGAAGTCAGCACGGTTGTTAGTCTCGGCTGCGGCGTCCAGAGACATGATGATGTATTCGCACTGAGGAGGACGTTCTGGCTTCCATATCTGCCACCAATCGCGCTTGACGATGGCAGCTTCCTCACCGGTCGGGTTCTGCTGAAACTGCGCGTTCCACTGGAACAGCGGCATACCCGCCTTGATTCGGCGTAGTGCCTCCAGAGTGTACTGTTCCGGCCAGAGAGCCACCTCAGTGGGTGTGTTCTCATTAAATATGGCAGGAAACTCGATAACCTCGTACTGATCCGTGTCGTCGTTGTGGATCATGTCGCGTACAACGCGACCTGTCAGGTCATCTTGGTGCCAACGAGTTTGCACGAGGGCTATACGGCCCCCCGGCATCAGTCGGGTCCGTGCTCCGTAGGTAAACCACTCATAAGCGCGGTCAAATACATCAAGGTTGCCATTGATAATGTCCTGCTCGTTGTGCGGATCGTCAACCAGTAGGAGGTCAGCACCGCGACCAGCGAGCGCAGAGCCAACACCGCAAGCAAAATACTCGCCACCAGAATTAGTATTCCAACGACCAGCGGACTTACTGTCAGCAGCAAGAGTAACTGTGGGAAAGATGTCTTTATAGGTTTGCGTATCAATGATGTTCCTTACTTTGCGACCAAAATCCACGGCGAGGTCCGTGGTGTGTGACACCATCAGGATCTTCTTGTTCGGATACTTACCGATAAACCATGCAGGGAAGTAAATCGACACCAGCTGGCTTTTGCCATGACGTGGCGGGATGTTTACGCACACCCGGTCCTTTTTTCCATCGGCAACGGCCATGAGCTCGTCGGCCAGAATCCTGTGGTGTTTACCAACTTTATAGTCCTCCTGCATTTTCTTGCAGAACTCGATCAGATCGTCCCTACAGGCCTGCGCTGAACGGCGCTTAGCCAGCTCATCTATAAGCTGACCTACTTCTTCTGCCTCTTCGGGAGACAGAATGTCCATATGCTTAGACAGGAAGTCTAGTTCTGCGTCGTCAAGAATCTGACTCACAGACCAAGCTCCGCATCTACGTCAATAACCTCACCCTCGATCGGTGGAGGCACCGGGGTAATGTCCTTGGGTTCACGTAGCGCTGCAATTTTGGCACGTACATTACTAATAAGGTCTTCAGTGGACCTGTGCGTGACCGTTACTTCCGACTTTTCCGTGAAAAGTCCCACGTCCGTAATCTTACCTAGCAGTTCTAGGGCTCTCATACGCACCTTGGGATCCGGGTTGTCGGACTCAAGCAGCAACTTATTAGTAACGAGCAGCCGAATCTGCGTGGCGTTGTCCACAACCCGCACCGAATACTCCTTAATAAGCTCATTTACGAGCCCGTAGGTGGCTGGGCGGAAATTTTGGCTGGTTTTCAGCAGTTGAGGCTGGTTTTCTACGTCTTCGATGAGTTCGTAGAGGGCTTTTTCGGCTATTTCTTGGTCGCTTTCGGAAGGAAGTTCTTCCTCGATACCTAAATAGTTGAGGGTTCTACAGGCAGCTTCGACTTTCTCCTTGAAATCGGAGAGTTTGGCACCTGATTCTGGGAATGGAATAGCTAAATCTGGGTTAACTTCGAGCATAACACGCAAGTCCGCGAGCCGTAGTGAATGTATATGTACACAAAAACAACGATTTAGGCAAGTTTTCGAAAATTTTGTACAAAAAATTTTTTGGGGGTCGATTTATTTAGGCACCGGGGGGTGTTTCTGTGGGGGATTATATGGGTTATGTGGCGACATTGGAACATTAGGTATATGGGAATTTGAAAAATAGGTAGTTGTTCGTATGAATTAGTAATACTACGCCTTGGATGGAACCAGCTGAGATTTTGGGGGGAGGGGGGCTCGAATCTGGCTTGTTATACGATCGTCTAACAGGATATCCCTTGCGTACGCAAGAGAATTTATGGGATTCTATAACCGTGGAGAGGGATTTCCCCTCCCACTTAACTATCAATTGGAGATAACACACATGAACGCAAACACTAATAAATCAGTAATCCTCTCAGCTTCACTTCTCAAGCTGACAACCGACACTTGCCGATCAGATATGCAAGTTCGGAACAAGTGGGTATTCCTTGCCAAGTCATACCATGACGAGGGTATCGCTTCCCTAATGCTTAACAAGCCCGAACGAGGTGAAAAGTCACCCTATGAGAAACTGCACCGGCAGGTAGAGACTGCGATCGTTATGAGCTTCGACGGGGAGGTTCAAGACCTAATGAAGAAGGAACCTAAGACCTTATCCAAGATAGACCAAGGTACGCGCCGGTACTGGCAACAGCAGGTCGGTCGTTACTTCGCCGGTATCCGCTCACATATCGCTAGTTTCGAGAAAGCTGAGCAGGATGAGGCTGAGTCTAAGACACGTCAGACCAAATCTAAAAAGACTCGCATACTTGAAGGTATGGCTCAGGTCGTGAAGATTGCGAAAGGTTATGAGAGTGCAGACTTCGATATCAAGTCTTTCCTCTCGAAGATGCAAGAAGCCGAACTGATCGTTAAAGGCAAGTAATCAAACACAACAGGGGAGGGGCAACCCTCCCCAATCTACCGGAGTTCTTAATATGACTGCACAAACTTGGAATGACCCGATCAAAACCCCGCTCGATCATAACGACCTGTACATATACAAAACCGACACGGTTTTCGGGGTCATCTATGGTGGAATTGATTTCGCCATGATTGCGCTCAAAGCAGGCGTCAAGGTAGTTCCCGAAATGGCACCCAACAGGGAGGACCGCAGACCGTGAAAGACAATATCTTGTTAGCACTTCTGTTCTTAGTCCTTCTCATCCTCCCCAGTCTAGCTGACCTTATCCCATAACGAACGAAGCCCCCGAAAGGGGGCTTTTTTGTACCTGTCAGAAATTCCCTACTACCCATCTACATTCGAACATTACCAATCAAAACCCGATCAAGAACTCAAACCGATGATACC